TAGCCCCTTCCTTTAACTCACTTAAAAAAGGGGCTTAGATAAGATTATTGCTAAGAGGCGCTTCGCTAATACCTAAGCCTATAACCCGTCTAGTGTAATCCAACAGAAAAATACCGTCGGAGACTAGAGGGGTCCTTGGCCCCCGACCACCCGCACAGTCTATGTGTATGTATACATTATTTGTGAAACGCGTGTCGGATTCAAAATATCTAGGGTGAACATTCATTTAGATAAAGTGCGTAACCGTTTGACAAACGGTTTAAAAAAAGTGCGTAACCGTTTGTACAAATGGTTAGGGTGTGTGATAGTATTACCACACACCCTGCTCCTCTCTATTGTGCTCCTTTTGTAGCCCCTTTTGTTATATTGTTTATATATATGTATGATTTGGTCGGCTTTTGGTCGGCCATTTTTTAATTTTTTATGAAAGTGTAAAAAGTTCTAGTCTCCGATTAGTTCCATGTCTAATGTGAGTCACATAATTTTTATTCACTAATACGTCCTAAGTTATAAAGTTCATTATCTTCGAATAGTAAGTTTTCTTTTTCTTCTTGTTCTTCTTCCTCTTGTTCGCTATCCGATAGTAGGGTAATCGGATTATTCTTCGTACCAAGTAACATCCTGCGGGAAGTTTCCATCGAGGGGAATATGTCCGGAACGGACACCAGATGGGTTCGAGTTCTTCGTAACTTTAGTTTCCTCGTCTCCGGTAGGGTTAGACCAGGAGAGTGGTTTCCACCAGTCGGTATCTTTATAGATAATTGCCTCACACCATTCTCCTCGTTCACATCCGAAATAATGGCAGTCGGGGCATCTGGACGAACAAGTTTGGCCTCCATTGCAGCCTTGTGTTCCGCAATCACAGCGGCGTTTCGCTCGAAGACTTGAAAGTTCAGTAGCGGAGGCTCCACACGCTCCGCAACCGGTTCTTGACCCTGTTGAAAGTACGTTATCGTCCCAATTCTCCGTGCTAGCGCGGGAGTAAGACCTTTTTTGTACCAGTTGCGAGGATGTACGTTGGAGGTGATTATCACCTTTGTCCAAGCTGCTGTTATGAAACTTCCTTTCACTGCTCCTTGGAAGTTCCATCTGTGAAGAACCTGTAATAACATTTGATAAGGTATCCAACCATAGTAGTCATCAATAAGTAAAACAAGTTGTTTTTCGTATCCATCGAACCAAGCCCCAGTTGGCGAGTTTTGAAGTGAGTATAGACCAGGATTTTCCATATAAGCTTTATGGGTTTTTCCTGTTCCTGTATCACCATAGTAGACCTCTACGACTAGATCTTTAGGTCTCACTCCATCTCCTGTGCCTATCTGGGACAAGGCTCTAAGACCACGGTGATATCTAACAAATTCACCTGGGTATTGCTCAGCAACTTCCTTCATCGTCGAGCCCGAGACCACCATGTTTGTAGCTCCAGTAAAGCCATTACGCTCTCCGTTAGCAGCCGCAACACCGAACACCCAAGGGCCATCCACACGAGTACTCTCCTTTGAGCAGTAATTAATTGCTTGCAATTGTGTTCCTTTTCGTGGTTCACAGTGTGGATCACCTCCAATGATACACTTAACCCGGCCAAGAGAAACACCAACATTGAGCTCGATATAACCTTGCACATGTAGCCTGCCGGTTTTTGGACACTTCTCCAGTTGGTTAACCACGTACCGGACGACTTCTTCATTCCATTTCATTTCAGGTGGAGTTTTTGAACCCTTTTTTAAGTATAAAGTGTACATCCAACATCGAATTCTTGATTTTGATGACATTTTGTAGTAGAGAATTAAGAGTATGTATTTATTAGAGTTTATATTACAATTGAAAAGTTTTATTAATATTGAAATCAATCACAATTCTAGCCACTAGATGACGAGTAAAATAACCCTAGTAACCCTAATTTAGTGGCAACTTGTAAGTTAATAGCCCCTTCCTTTAACTCACTTAAAAAAGGGGCTTAGATAAGATTATTGCTAAGAGGCGCTTCGCTAATACCTAAGCCTATAACCCGTCTAGTGTAATCCAACAGAAAAATACCGTCGGAGACTAGAGGGGTCCTTGGCCCCC